CAATATAACTACTTAGACTTTTATAATCAATAGCTTCATACGCTGTAAACGGTGTTATGATTGAATAAATAGGACCTTTTAATTTATTTTTTAATTTTGTAAACGTATTCATAATAGTTTTAATTATTTAAATTTATTATATCTTTAAATAAAAAGATTATTTATTTCTTAAACTGTTTCTTTTTATTGTTTCATTTTCAAATAGTATACGAGGACCTGGAGGATATTTATTAGCTTTATCAATGGCTTTGATTCCTCTTACTAATTTAATTAAACCATCTGGTTGTATAGATGATTTTTGATCACTGCCCCACATATTTCTATCCAATGTAATATGGCGTTCAATCCAGGTTGCGCCCATTGCTACCGCCGCAAACGTTGTAACTAAACCATATTCGTGTCCACTATATCCTATATCGGTATTGTCTCCATATTTGTGTTTAAGATGTTCAATATATCTTAAATTTATTTCATCTGGCGGGCAAGGATATGTAGAATTAGTATGCATAATGACATCTGGCTGAGATACTTCTACTGCTACCTCAACCTCCTCTTCTGTGCTCATACCTGTACTAATAATAACAAAATCAAATAATTCTCTTGTTACTTTGCATAATTCAGTATCTGTTATGGAAGCACTCCCTAGTTTAGCAATCTTTGTATATTTTGCCATTAATTTAGCACTATCAATATCCCAAACACTAGCGAAAAATTCAATACCAATAGATTTACTATATTCACATAATTCCTTGATTTGATCTTCGGAAAATTCTATCTTGTATTTATATTCTAAATAACTCATTTCACCCCATGGTGTGTGTTTTCTTTTTACTTTTTGATGTTCGGGAACACAGATATCAGGATTTCTTTTTTGTATTTTAACATAATCCGCACCAGATACCTTGGAAAGCATAATTAATTGTTTACATAAATCAATAGAACCATTATGATTAATACCAATTTCAGCTATTATCTTAGTCATTATTATATTTATATTTAAATTTTTTTTAAATATAAATAGAATAGTATTTATATATTATGTTTTTTAAGTATTATATTGTCATCATTTTTTTCTATAATAAAATCGTTTGAATCGTTTAATTCATTTAAATCGTTTAAATCATATGTATAGTTTAACAATATTATTTTATCATAATGTGTAAGTATTAATGTTAGTATAATTAAAGAAGGCTTTACATGAATACAATTACATGTTGGAATTTCTGTATCTTCTAATATACTTAAAGTTACATCAATATAGTTGTTATTATGTAACCATATTAAAATATCCACTTCATTATCAACATCATGACAACTTGTTTTTTTTTTTAGTTTACTTTCGTTAACATAACGATGACTATATTTATCTTTATTAGTATTATTTATATTAAAATGTGTAATATATATTTTATGTTTATTATGTAATAAATGTTCAAATACAGCATTACATCCACATCTTGGGTGTTTTTTAAAAATATAAGGACATTGTATGTTTTTTAAAAAAATATTATAGTTTCTTTTATGATTATTATTTTGCCTATATATTTTTTTATAATGTCGCTTATTAAAATTTTTTTTAAAATATTCTAAATAATTAAGATCTACACATCTTTTATATGTATCCATGGTAGACATATTGTTAATGATTACATTAATATAACAATGGACATTTAAAAAATGATCATAATATTTTGTTCCGTTATTATTAGAAGGTAAGCCAAAATTACATCGTATATTTTTATCCCACTCATCAATAATTTTATTTAATTGTAATTGTTTATATGGTTTATTTCCGATAACTATAATACTTTCATTGAGCATAATATGTATATTTATATTTATAATTAAATATAGATATGTGTTTATATATATAAATAATGTTATAAATATATTATAGCTAAAATAACCAATGGTATTTAAAAATCTTTATAATTTGCCACGAAGTTTTCAATGTCCGATTTGGAAGACGAGCCCATAATCGTGATAAACATAGTATTTTTTGTAAAATATTTATTACATATTCGTAATATGTCTTTTGCTTTTATTTTTTCTATTTTTTTTATTAATTGTTTTATACTTGTTATATGTTTATAATTATAAATACATTCCTGTTCATAATAACTAATAATATTTTCGGAGGTTTCACTTTCCAGTAGTAAACCTCCTATAAGTCCTTGTTTTACAGCATTTAACTCTTTTTTGTTAATAGTATTCCGTTGTAAATCACGAATATTATCAAAAATAATTGATAATACGCCCTTTTCTTTTTTGCGATCATAATATTTTTTATTACCAAATATAGATTGTAAAAATTCTCCCGCACTGTCCATAATTGTATTATCTATATCTAATACATTTTCTGTTAACGCTTCGGTGTGAATATAAAAAATACCCATATCTTGATAATATTCTGTACTCGAATTAATATTGTATACTAACGGATTTTTTTCTCGCAGATCAATAAACAATCTTGAACTCATATTACCAGTTAACAGGGCGGAAATTATATTTAACGCGTGAACGTCTTCATTAGTCGCATTACACACAGGAAATCCTATAATCATTTTCTCTTGTTTAAAGTTTTTATACACAGTATGAACGGTAGTTGTTTCATTGGGAATATATTGAAACGGTATATTTTTTTTAGTTTCTGTAGCTTTAAATGTAGTAAATGCCGATTTACGTATCATGGATTGTACGCGCTTAAATCGCAAATTACTACTAATAGTAATAAACATATTGTCTGCGGTATAATATTTTTTTACAAAGTTAAGCAATGAACTTCTATTAAAGTTGTTAATTGTTACGAGTGTGCCACCGGGATCTTTTTTTAAAGGAACATCTTTAAATATAGACATATAAAATTCTTTAAATATTTTATAATCTGGTTCATCACTACGACTTTGTATTTCTTCCTGTACAATTTGTTTTTCATATTCTATATCTTTTTTTCTAAATAAAGAATTTAATAATATTTCTGCTAATAAGTCTATAGCTTCCTGTAAATATTTAGTATGTATTTTAATAATAAATGAAGTTGTATCTTTCGTTGTATACGCATTAATAAATCCACCCAATGATTCAATTTGGGCGGTTACATCTATAGAATGGGGGTATTTTTTGGAACCTTTAAAAAACATATGTTCTAAAAAATGTGCCATACCAAATTGTTCCTCACATTCATTTTTAGCCCCTGCTCGAAAGGTAATATTAATACAGGAAATTTGAACATCTCGTTTAGAAACATACAAACATCGGACACCATTGTCTAAATTAAATTTTTTTACATACATCGATTCTATATTATATACATATAAATATTTAAAAGTAATTAAATCTATATAGTTATAAAAGTATTACTATGAAACAATGGTGTTCTAAATTATGTATATGTAGTAAAATATACAAAGAAGAAGAATCTACTACTACAGATGTTAATAAACAAGTACCTACAAAACATACAAGTGAATCAGTGTCGTCTTTACGATTATCACCAACGTCTTCGTTTTCGTCCTCGTTATCCTCTTCCTCGTCGTCACCTTCTGAATATTCAGAGGAGCGGCGGCCACAATGGGGGTCGTATCGTACGGAATTAGACAACATGTATACTAAATCATCTATAAACAATGAAACGCGCTATATATTTAAAAAATATAAAACCTTTTATAAAGAATTTTTTATAAATTATTATATAGATGTCGATGACCCCAATATTATCCATAAGATTGTTATTTTTGATCATTATGGTAATGACGATCATAAATTACCTAAAGAGGGGTGGTTACATCATTGTTTATATTGTAATTTAATAACAGGAAGAGATATGATATATACTCAATATAAAGAGATTGATGTCTATATACAATTTTGTGATAAATGTGCGCAAAGTTATCGTAATAATCTATTAACTAAAGAACTGATTCAAAGTGTACAAAAAGATATAAAAAAAGTTTTAGAACTGATTAGTCATAACACTTTTTATATATAGTTAATAATTGGTCGTTAATAAGGGTATTTTATTTAACGTCTTTTTCTGCGCGAGCGTCTGCGCTTGGAGGAACGTCTGCGGCGTGATACTTTTCTTTTGCTGCAAGAATCCCTTCTTTTGGATTTGCGGCCTCCTTTTTGGAGGCGGCGGCTTTTGCGTTTGGCGGAACGTCTGCGTCTTCTACTAACTCTTAAACTCATATTTTTTATATTATAAAGCAATATTTTAATTTTAAACGAGAAAATTAAAAATAAAATAAAATAAAATACTTATATTTTTATTGAGGTAATTTTTTTTGTGTTTCATTTGTTTTAATCATTTGTAATAAAATGGTTTTATTTTTACTATTTTTTAAAAAGGGAAGTATCATTTTACGTTCTTTTTTAGACAAATACGATGATCGAGCAGAACATAAAACTGCTGATATGTGAGCTCGACTTCCATTATCAGTTACACTATATTTTTTTGCTATTTTTTTTATATCTGAGAGGGATGCTTTTTTAGGACCACAGTGACAGTGTCCACGTTTACTATTTTTTTTGCGTTTGTCGCACATACAACCATTACGTTTACCTCCACCGGATTGTTTTTTGCGTTTGTCGCACATACAACCATTACGTTTACCTCCACCGGATTGTTTTTTGCGTTTACTTGAACGTCTCCGTCTTCTACTTACTCTCTTAACCATTTATGTATACTATATATAAATATTTGTTTTTTATACAGTAATTAATTAATAATTCATTACAGTATACATAATATTGTTGTTTAAAGAAAACAAACATATTCTATACATATAATCTTCTTACACGTTATGAATGTAATAGATTCAAACGCATATATTATTAAACAAATACAATCCAATACACCTTTTATTATTTCTCGATTAGGTGAACCTGAATCATATATAACCTATATGTATATACAAAAACATTCTATACCCTATCTCTCCCAAATGGTTCAGACTCTTTCTAATAATGCGGGTATTTATGCGAATAATAAAAAAGAGCTACAATCCTATTGTAAACATTATAATAAAGCATTAAAAAATAGCTGCGCTCTCGCTTGTTTCGAAAATATACGTAACCATGTTCAACAGTTACAAGAATATTTTACAGTAACGTATACATTACACAATATTCATTCTCGCTCGATCGAACCTTTTTATGTATGTAAAGATAATATTGTTCCGTGGACACAACATTTATTAGGAAAAAAAGTGCTACTGATTAATCCTTTTGTAGAGTCATTTAAACAACAATTAGAAAATAAGTTTCAGATATTTACACATATGCCGTTATTTAAAGAAGGTCAAGAATTTATGTTTTATAAATCGTTTAATACTTCCGCAGGTAATCACATTCATAAACATTGGGAAGAAACGTTTTCCATTATGTGTAAGGATATAGAACAATTAGATTTTGATATTGCTTTGTTAGGGTGTGGTGGATATGGATTACCCTTATGTAATTTTATTAAAGAAAAACTACATAAAAGTGCGATATATATTGGAGGGGGCTTACAATTAATGTTTGGTGTTATGGGGCGCCGCTGGGAAAATCGTGAGGATTGGAAACAAATTATTAAAGACAATGGCTGTACCTTTATTAAACCCTCTGAAAGCGAATGTATACCAAATAGTCACATGGTTGAAAATAGCTGTTATTGGTAAATAGAATTATTAAGAGAATCCTCAATCATATCATCTAGAGATTCTTTATTATCGTGTAATGATAAAGATTGAATAGGACTAAATCGTTTCGTTCGTTCTAAGGGAACACGTTCAAATGGAGTCGATGTGGTTTGACTACTTATGCGTGTAACTCGAGATACGGTTTGATGTGTAAATTGTCGAATAGTAATATTAGAATTCTTTAATAATGTGCGTACAAGTTCATCGTTTTTATAATCTTTATAATATACGATATGTTTAATTCCACTTGCTATAATGGATTTCGTACAATAAATACACGGAAAATAATTAATATACATCGTGGAACCTTCAATCGAGACACCGCGTTTAGCCGCGTCACATATAGTATTGATTTCCGCATGAATTGTATTAATTTCATGCCCCTTTTTCATAATCGATATATGTGGTGTAGATGATGGAAACCCATTATATCCAGAAGAAATAATACGATTATCCTGAACGATTACGGAACCTACTTGTAACCGTTCCGAAGGAGAACGCGCAGCCAATAACAAGGTTAGCGAAATAAAATATTCATCCCAGGATAGACGTTTTGTAGAAGATTTTAGCATCCTTTCTATTCTTTCTATAGTATTCATAATTACAAAGTTCAATAATGTATTACAATATACGTTAATACAGTGTTTAAATAATTATTTATTTACATTTAAATAATGTAAATATATTATATCATAATAATATATCATAATAATATATAATGGACAAATACATGGACGCCTTTTTACACAAAATGGGGTTATTTTTTTTAATTAAAAATAGTTCTCAAAATAAACTTGCGAATATACTACATGTATTAGAATCTCAACTACAAGATTCCGATATACAACAAACTAATGAAACAGTTGATTTAAAAAATAAAGACAAAAATGAAAATATTACTATTAATTTAAGTCAATTTCGTTCTCCAGATTCTTTTAATACACAAACAAAAAAAATATTAAATATGGTCACATCAGGAAAAGATATTTCTCCCGTTGGAAGTTTAAAATATACCGTTCACAGATATCCAGGTGATATAGATATTTATGAAGAAATAAAATCTTGCTGTACGTTACATGAAGCCAGTAATGATATTGTAAAAAAAATACAGGATATTGCTATAAAAATAATGAAAGAACCGTTAATCTATCTAGCAGATTTTAAAGCCGGTATAGATAAACGCTATGAAATACCAGAACTAGGTAAAATAAGTCCTAAAAATACTATTGTTGACTATGACCCTTCAAATGTAAAAGAAACCTGTATACGATTAAAACAAAATAAATTATTTACCAACAAAGAATTTACGGCCGTCATAAAATTAATTAAAAAAAAACCTACTGTTTCGGAATGGCATACATTACAAGAGTATATACGCTCCTTTTATGTTTTACGATGGAATTTATTTGATTTAATAAATGGTTATAAATATATTAGCCGTTCTGTTGATGAAAAAGATAAAAAGGATAAACAAATAAAAATTAAATTAGTAGATGCTATTCAAGATAAATCCATTTGTAAATTAGATCTTTGGGCACCTATTAATGGTAAATATATTGAAATTACTAACTTTTTAGTATTTATATATATGGATAAGGATGGTCAACAGCATGTTATTAATACAAATATAGATAATTATATTGAAAGTTTAATTATTGATTTAAAACAATATGGTAAAGGTGGATATAAATATAATGCTTTAAAATATGCGAAACGATTATGGTCTCTTGCGAATACGCTAGATGATAAGCCTGTTTTAAAATCTTTATTCCCTCTTTTTTCTTCAGGTGCGGCTATTTTGTATCAAATATCCGCTGAGATAGAAGTTATTATAAGTATTTTAAACGAAGTTGAGGATAAACCTTTATCTGACAAACAACTAAAAGATATTCTTCGTGATCCTTCTATTAAAAAAAAGACAAAAAACATCATTAAACGACAAGCAAACATAACCGAATCCCCGGTTCCGTTAATTATAAATCAAATAGATAATTTTAAAAGTCGTATAGGTTTAGTATATGAGCAGTTTCAAGATTCAGAACAACTATTTAAACTTGTCAATACAATTACTCAATTTTATAATAGTCGACCTCGAACATATTTGCGTGAAAAAGAAAAAAAATTAATTATATATACATTAGAAGAAATCGATACAATTATACAAACATATGTTAACTCGTATACGTCTTCTTATCTTTCCAAACATAAATTAGATAATGTGCGTCAATATGATTATGTACTATCTGACTAATAAATAAATAATAATATAATTATATAAACATATATATATATAATTATATAATATATGAACAGTCGTCCTTCTGATACCATTGCCTTTTATATAGAAACCGTTTTAGATTTACAACTTATAGACACTTTTTCTAATAAAACATTTGATCAGGCTGTGTTTTCTATGTCAGATAAACAAAATATAAATGGTGTTCAAACATTGCTATCATGTCTAAAGAAACATACCAGTGTAGAACTTTTAATACAAGCACGTGAATTTTTATCGATATATATGATTTGTTTTTTTCATAATGATATATTATCGACTAAAAAAAATGAAACAGAAGAATTATTATATGAAAAATGTAAAGAACTCGTTTATTATATTCCTGAATATGTGTCAAATAATGATACCTTAGAAGATTTTGATATAGATATATATACTAAAAAATTAAATACATTTTCGGTTTTATTTTCTATGTGGAAAAAAAAAGATAAAGAATCTCAAAAAAAAATTTATTTATCGTTATATCTTGATTATACTGACGAAATTGAAACTTTTACACAAAAGGCCAACGATATTAATAAGTTTGAGTATTACAAACAATATTTACAACAATTAATAGATATGCGTGATAAAATTAAAAATTGTTTAATTCAATTAGTTGGACAACAAGAATATGACATACTTGAAACAGATGGATTACATCCAATTGGAATATTTACAAAAAACTCTAAACATCTTATAGAAAATTATTTAATTGAAGCATACTGGAATATTTTTAAAACAAATATCCAAAATAAAACAATTCAAGATACAAACATTATAACTAAACTTGGCGTAACAGTTAAACATTATTTTACTCATATATACAAAAAAAATGAAGACAAACTACAAAAATTATATAATAAAATAGATTTTATTATCGATAAAATACTACAAACACAAAATGTCGAAGATTATATAATAGATTTAATTTATCTTTTATATAACGAATTAATATTTATTCAACCCACACATAGTATTTTATCGAAAGTAGAAGAAAAACTTGAAAATATAGATACCATTGATGATAGTATTTATATATTAAAAATACTCATGAAGGAATATAATACATATGTTATTTCCTAATATATATATATATATATATATATATTTCATAATATATTTCCAGTTTACAATACAATATTTAAAATAAAAATATTTAAACATTATTATTATACTATGTATTATAATTATGTCTACTTTACATACTTCAAATAATACGGCTATGGCGATTGGTATTGATTTAGGAACAACCTATAGTTGTGTCGGTGTATTTAAAAATAACCATGTCGAAATTATTAATGATCCTCATGGATATCGTACCATACCATCCTATGTTTCGTTTTCGGATAATGGTGAAATATATATCGGTCATACGGCTAAACGAAGAGCCAAAAAATATCCTTCCCAAACTATTTATGATGCGAAACGTTTCATAGGTAAATCATTTTCTGACCCGTTGGTTCAAAAAGATATTCAATATATGGGATATACTGTACTACAGGGCGACGATGATAGTATAGTATTTTCTATTCCTATTAATAATGTAATGACACTGTATTCGCCGGAAGATATATCTGCGTTACTGTTACGTAAAATAAAAGAATTTGTGTCTTTATATCTAGGTCAAGAAATTACTCAAGCAGTTATTACTGTACCGGCATATTTTAATGATTCACAACGATATGCTACGAAACAAGCAGGTAAACAGGCTGGTTTAGAAGTTCTACGTATTATAAATGAACCTACATCCGCTTCGATTGCGTATGGTTTAAATAATATTTCGTACAATAAAGAGGAAACTACAAATATTTTAGTATTTGATTTAGGTGGTGGAACGTTTGATGTATCTATTGTTTCACTCGAAGATGGATTATTTCAAGTACTGGCTACTTGTGGCGATACACATTTAGGAGGAGAAGATTTTGATAATATTGTTATTGATTATTGTATACAAGAATTTATTACAAATTATAATAATCAAGAAAAACATACTGAAACATTTTTGTTTGAAGAAATTAAAAACAATACTAAATCAATGATGAAATTAAAAAAACATATAGAAGAAGCTAAGAAAATACTCTCTTCCTCCTTGTCGTTTGATATTGAAATCGATTCATTGTATGCGAATACAGATTTTGAACTGACACTTACACGTTCAACATTTGAAAAATTAATAGAAAAGCTACTGTATACCTGCTTACGCCCTATTCAACAAGTATTAAGTGATGCGGATATAGATAAAACTGCTATACATGAAATTGTGTTAGTTGGTGGTTCTACACGCATACCCTTATTACAGTCGCTTATTAGTAAAGAATTTATGAATAAAGTTTTATGTACGTCTATTAATCCTGATGAAGCGGTGGCCTATGGGGCAGCCGTCCAAGCCGCCATACTTACTAAAGTAGATAGTCCTGTATTGAGTAATGTATTATTATTAGATGTAACGTCATTATCCATTGGAATAAAAACAGTAGGAGGGATCATGAATGTAATGATACCAAGAAATACTACGATCCCTATAAAAGAAAAAAAAATATTTTCAACGAGTATGGATAATCAAGAATTTGTTCATATTGAAATCTATGAAGGAGAGCGATTAATGGTAGCTGATAATCATTTTTTAGGAAAATGTTCTATTGAAGGAATACGACCTGCTTCAAGAGGTATACCTAAAATAGAAGTAGAATTAATCATTGATTCCAATGGTATATTGACTTTGTCCGCAAAAGATGTTGATACAAACCAACAGAAGACCATACAAATTGATCATTCGAGTAAACGTGTGTCCGATAGCGATATTAAACAACAATTACAAGAATCACAACAACATAAAGAAAAAGACGAAGAAATAAAATGTATTATCACCGGAAAATATAATTTAGAAAAAATATCCTATGAATATATGAAATTATTAGATAGAACAGATATACTGAGTACAGAAATATTAGAAATTATACATAATATAATTAAAGAAACATTAGAATTAATTGAGAAAGAACCCTTGACGAAACAAATGATTGTTCAACAAGAAAATAAAATAAAAAATACAATGGATCCAATTATACAAATGTTAGATTCTTCTATTTAAAATATTTGTAATAATATATGTATATACTAATTAAAATATAATATAATTAAAATAATATCATAATATATATATATATAACATATATAATATGAATAAAAATACTATCAGAAAAGTTCCATTGGATTTAGAAAGTCCATTGGAAAAAAAGTTTATTTTATTAGCAGAGTTTTTAAATCCTTATTTTAAAAAATATAACTTTACCCCTAATGGTATTACGACGCTTTCGACTATTTTTATAGTCTTAACTTTATATTTTTTTTATTATGATTATTATTTGTTAGCATCGGTATGTATTGTTATAGAATATATATTTGATTGTTGTGATGGAAGTTATGCTCGTAAATATAATATGACTTCTAAATTTGGTGATATATATGATCATGTAACAGATATGTCATTAATAGTAGGGATATTTATAATTATATTAGTGAAACCACTTAAAATACATATTAAAATTATGTCTTTATTAGTATTTTGTATATCCTTATGCTTATTAACGATTCATATGGGGTGCTCTGAAGAATATATGAATGCTAAAAAACGCCGCCCAAAAAATGACAGTATATTAAATAGTATAACCTTTTGTACAGGCGATTATAACGACGTTTTAAAATGGTCTAAATATTTCTCTCCTATTACTGGTATACTCGTATGCGTATGTATATTTATTATATTTCATTTTATAGAAATTTATTAATCAACCATTCTTTTATAGAACCATATAAATTATATATATATGATTGATTTGAATGAACAGTATCTTCAGAAGATTCCTCAAAATCTTCTGAATATTCTTCTGTATCTTCCGTGTTATCTGCGTCTTCGGAACTTCCATAGGCATGTACTTTTTTTTTAGTATTATTAATATTATTTTTATTGTATACCAATGATACTGAATTGTTGTGAAAATAACCCTTGGTAATATGATGTGTAGTTATATTCATACGTAACACCAATATACCATCATCACGTATCTCTTCTATAGTACCTTCTCCCAGTTCTGTTAATACTATATCTCCAATAGCAAACTTTGTTAGAGATGTGGAGTCATTTTCTGTTGGATTTGTTGAGTTTGTTGAGTTTGTTGAGAGTACGTTATATTTAGTTTGATGTTTTTTTTTACTATGATTTTTTTTAGCTTGTTGTATCGTGTCATCTAAAAATGTATGGACCAACTTATTAATAATAGTTACTTTTTTACGTTCCAAATAACGTTTAATATTACGATTAATTACACAACTCGCATAATATAATATAGTTTTATTACCTGGAAAAATATATTTAAAATTATAATATAATGAACTCATTGACTGTTGTATTATATATATATATAAGATATTTTTTAAATACTTATTTCAAATATATTTAAAGATTAAATATTATATATACATAATATATTCTCTTAACCATGCAAGTAAAAAAAAGAGATGGAAGTTTACACGAAGTATCATTTGATAAAGTAACAAATCGTTTAAAAAATCTGTGTACTATGAAACCAAAATTAACACATATTGATCCAATTGAGATCGCGCAAAAAATCTGTTCACAAATTTATAATGGAATACCTACTAAAAAATTAGATGAACTTGGCTCCGAAATATGTATCGCAAATGTAACAAAACATTTAGAATATGGTGAATTATCTTCTCGTTTAGTTATATCTAATAATCATAAATTAACATCAGACACATTTAGTAAAGCCGTAGAAATATTATACAAACATACAGATAGCGCAGGTAAATCCGTGCCCTTAATAAGTCAAGACGTGTTTGATATTGTTACCGCCCACCGCGAACGTATTAATAATGAAATACAACACGCACGCGATTATGATTTTGATTTTTTTAGTTTTAAAACCTTAGAAAAAGCATATTTATTTAAAATAAAGGAAAAAATAGTTGAACGTATTCAGTATTTATTTATGCGTGTCGCATTGGGCCTTCATGGAACTAATCTTGAACGAGTATTTGAAACGTATCATAATATGAGTCAAAAATATTTTATTCATGCGACTCCAACGTTATTTCATGCGGGAACTGCTCGACCCCAGTTATTGAGTTGTTTTTTGTTAGGAATGGAAGATTCAGTAGATGGTATTTACAAAACCTTGAGTGATTGTGCGAAAATATCTAAATGGGCGGGTGGTATTGGAGTATGGATTCATGATATTAGAGGGAAAAAATCAATGATTCGTAGTACAAATGGGTCAAGTAATGGTATATTTCCTATGCTTCGTGTATTTAATGATACTGCACGCCATATTAATCAATCCGGTAAACGTCCAGGTGCCTTTGCTATGTATCTAGAAACTTGGCATATAGACATGTTGGACTTTATTGAAGGTAAAAAAAACCATGGAGACGAACACGTACGAGCTCGTGATTTATTTTATGCTCTTTGGATTTCCGATTTATTTATGGAACGTCTTAAAAATAATCAGACGTGGACCTTGTTTTGTCCTGATGAAGCAAAGGGATTAAGTGATTATTATGGAGACGCATTTAAAACACGTTACGAAGAACTAGAAAAAAACCCACATATTAGAAAAAAAGAAATCCAAGCGGTCGATTTATGGAAAAAAATATTAATTTCGCAAATTGAAACAGGAACCCCGTATATTTTGTACAAAGATGCCGCCAATAAAAAATCTAATCAATCTAATATTGGGACCATAAAAAGTTCAAATTTATGTTGTGAAATCATTGAATATTCGGATCACGAACAATATGCTTGCTGTACGTTGGCATCGATTGGGTTGTCTCGTTGTGTAACTGACTTTGATTATACACAAATAGAATATATTGATATGTATACTCTTGACAATTGTAAAGCTTGTTCATTAGCAAAAAAGTATATTCAAAATCGCGGTATTACCTTATATAGTAAAAATATTAGCTCTGTAACAAACGACGCAGAAGTAGATGCGTTACGTGCTAAATATGATATAAAAAATATAAGCTTTCCACAACTAACGATTAAATATAAACATACCCCCAACATACATTATGTTGGTGGATTATCAGAATTATTGACACTTTTTAAACCCGTATACGATTTTAAAAAATTATACGATATTGCTAAAATTGTGACACGTAATCTAAATAAAGTTATTGATATTAATTATTATCCTGTTAAGGAAACACGTTATTCTAATGTTATGCATCGGCCTCTTGGGATCGGAGTACAAGGACTTGCTGACGTTTATTGTAAAATGAGAATTGGTTTTGATTCACCGGAAGCGATAGAATTAAATAAACAAATATTTGCCGTTATTTATTATTCTGCTATGGAAGAATCTATACAATTGGCAAAAGAACGGACGGATGGAATGAAACGAATTAAGGAATTGCGTACAACATTGGGTATATCTCATTGTATTAAAGCAAATGCCTTTTCTTCGAAAGAAAATAATGTATTTATATGGAAAACAGGATGTTCTACTATTCAACACGATTGGGAACCTGCGCAATCTAATAATCCTGATTGGACGGAATTACTTCAATTGGAAAAAATCTATAAACCTATCGACGAAGAATTAGCGTTGTCCGATCAATATCTGGGCAGTTATTCAAGTTTTGAAGGTTCACCACTAAGTAAAGGTAAATTTCAATTTGATTTATGGGACCAAGAACCACTTCATAGTGTAGAAGACATAACACTTGATTGGGATCATTTGCGTCAAGAAATTAATCAACATGGCGTACGAAACTCATTGTTATTGGCTCCTATGCCAACGGCATCTACCAGTCAGATTCTTGGAAATAATGAATGTATTGAACCATATACTTCAAACATTTATTATAGAAATACAGTAGCAGGAAGTTTTACTATTATTAATAAGTATTTATTGGATGATCTTAGTTCATTAGACTTATGGTCGCAAGACCTTAAAAATGAAATTATTTCGTACAATGGTTCTATACAAGAATGTAAGTCTATTCCTAATCAGTTAAAAAAAATATATAAAACATCATGGGATTTATCGCAAAGAGTGCTGATTGATCAATCGGCCGATCGTGGTATATATGTGTGCCAGAGTCAAAGTTTAAATTTATTTGTAGCTGAACCAAATCTTAATAAACTGTCGGCTATTCATATGTACACGTGGTCGAAAGGATTAAAAACCGGAATGTATTATTTGCGAACTCGAGCGGCGGCTAAAGCACAGCAATTTACCATTGAACCTAAACAACATGAAGAGGCGTGTGAAATGTGCTCGGGTTAGCAATCTCATGTCACAATATGGATAGCAATCGCAAGACATACTCGACACCCGGTCGCCACACTCTCCTCCTCCTCTGCCGCCCCCTTTCTATTTTATAATACCACTGCTCTCTCACTACTGCTTCATCCTGTAATTCGCGGCGCGGCTAGTTTATCTAGATTTTCTTCTGGATCGGCGTCTGGAACGTCTTCCAGATACACGTTTTCCATTTTTAAACGAACCAAAGGTTCCTTTTTTGGTTTTGTAGCCTGCTTTGACTAAACGTTTATCTTTTTTCGCACGAGCAGACATTCTTTTAGAAACAATTTTTCCCTGTTTATTGTATTTTAACTGTTTTTTGGTTAACCCCCCTGATGTGCGCTTGGCAGTGCCGTGCATCACTTGTGCTCTTGATCCTCTTGCTTTCATTTGTATACTATATGCTTTTATTTTATTTTTTACATTAAAAAAATAAAATTAAATTAAAATTAAATTAAAATAAAACTTTTTTGCTTCATCGTATTCCCATATGGAGAGAGGATGGGTCCATTTAATAATCATATGTATAAATATTCATAAATATTCATATACTTAATAGTCGTACGGGCCAATACCGTATCGTGTCATAATGTGCGGATTGATTGGTCCCCTTGCTAGGTTCTCATACGACACCTCTTTTACCTCTTCTACCTTTTTTTTAGGTGCCGCGACGCCGGTCTTCTTTGATCCGGATTTTTTGGGGGATTTTTTGGGGGATTTTTTGGAGGATTTTTCTGCGCCGCGGTGGCGCGCTTGAGCCACGTCGGGCCCGGAGCGACGATATCGCCGCAGTGGGGAAGGAGGACGAGGCGCTTGAGCCACGTCGGGCCCGGAGCGACGATATCGCCGCAGTGGGGAAGGAGGACGAGGCGCGCGTCCGGCGGCAGCGCGCTGCCGCCGCCGCGCGCGTCCGTCGGCTGCTGGATCAGTCGCTGCGGACGCCGGCGACGGACGATGGTCGCCTAACATGTCAGGTGTGGGAGTGGGCGGGTTATTGCCAAGCTGTTCTTGCGCATCGAGCCAGGCGCCGCCTCTTTGTTTTCTTTTTGATTTTTTTCTAGATTTTCTTCTTGATCGGCGTTTTGAACGTCTGCCGGATACGCGTTTTCCATTTTTAAACGAACCAAAGGTTCCTTTTTTGGTTTTGTAACCTGCTTTGACTAAACGTTTATCTTTTTTCGCACGAGCAGACATTCTTTTAGAAACAATTTTTCCCTGTTTATTGTATTTTAACTGTTTTTTGGTTAACCCCCCTGATGTGCGCTTGGCAGTGCCGT